TGCCGTACGCCGCCGCGCTGGATGCCGCCGTTGGCGTAGTAGTCGACGACCCCGCCGTCCGCGTAGTCCCGCTTCGCGACCGGGACGCTTGAGCCCTTCTGCACCGAGGTGAACTTGTTCACCCGGTAGTTGGTCGTGATGTTGATCGTCTTGTCGCGGAGCGCGGAGACTGCGGCGGCGACGGAGCCGATACCGGACAGGGCCTGCCCCGTCGCGGCCGACACCTTCACCGACCCGTCCTTCAGGTGGGTGACCTTGTAGCCGAAGGCCTCCAGCACCTGCTGGGCCCCGCTCGACAGAGTCTTCAGCGTCACGGACTTGGAGCCAGGTGAGGCCTTCACCGCGGCGTTGAAGGCCTCGAGGTCGCGGGTGGCGTCCTCGGACTGCATGTCCAGCGTGGTGGTCTTGCTGTCGGGGATGTCCAGGTAGGACTGGGCGAGCGCCTGGGCCTGCGTCTTGGTGAGGCCCATGGCCTGGGCGGCGGCCACGAACTTGTCCTGGCCGCGGTCCATGATTCCCTGGACGAACTCCCACGACTTGCCCTGTTCGCGGGCCTTGGCCGCGGCGTCGTCGGTGCTTGCCGCCAGACCCCGTAGCGCGGACTCGGCGTCCCGCGCCTTCTGCGAGTTCAGGTCCAGCTCACCGTGGTTCATCGACAGCGCGCCGGCGTTGTCCTTGGCGGCCTTGGCAGCGTCGTCAATGGACTGCTCGAAGGCGTTCATTGCGCCGCCGCCAGCCCGGTTGGCGTCATTCAACGCCATGATCGACTGGCGGAGTCCGTCGGCGGACTTCTTCTGGGCATCCAGCTTGGCCTGGGTGTCCAGCGCGGCCTGCCCGAAGATACCCATGGACTGTGCGGCGAGTTCCTGCTCGAACTTGGCGTCCGCGATGGCGCCCTTGTAGTCGTCAAGGCGCTTGGTGATCTCGCTGGTGTCCCTGCCGCCCTTGCTGTACTCAGCCATCATCTTCTTCAGCGCGGCGGCTGCCAGATCGGCCTGGCCGTTTTTCACCAGGTTCGCGAGCGCCTTGTCAATGGCGTCGATGTTTTCCTTGGCGTCCTTGACCGGCGTGGAGTCCCACCCGGTCCAGCCGACAAGGAACTGCTGCACGTCGTCGGTGGTCGACGGATCCGTAAGGGCACGGACCCGGCCATAGAGACCATTGAGATCCTTGCCGAACGCTCGGGCTGCCTCGCCGGTGACCTTTCCTGTCTGACCGAGTTGACGCAACGACGTGGTCAGCTTGTCGACGTCGGGTGGGGTTTGCCTGCTCCTCTGCGACAGCTCGGTCAATACCAGCGCAACCGCTGCGATCCCGGCGATGACGACGCTGGCCTTCGCCGCGGTGCCCAGGGATAGGAATGCGGCCCGCAGGCCGGCCAGGCCGCCGCCCGCAGCGGTGGATGCCGCGCTGAGTGCGATGATCTGTGCGCGGACCCGGGCGATCCCGCCGGCGAGGGCGGCCATCCCTGCCCCGGACAGTTGCAGCAGCTTCAGCGCGGACGCCACGCTCAGGATGATCCCGACAAGTTCCGGAGGCAGCGCCGCGACCAAGCGGGAGGCTGCGGTGATGAGGGCGAGCATGCCCGGCCCGGCCTGCGCGGCGCCCCGCACCAGGGTGATGACGGCCTGTGAGATCGCGCTGATCGCTTCGCGGGCGGCGGGACCGTTCTGCCGGGCGTACTCCACGAACGCGCCGATCGCACCGTTGCCGACATTGCCCTCCGACAGCACCCGCATGAAGTGGATTACCTGGTCGGTCAGCTGGTCCAGCTTCCCGTCGGTGAAGGATGCGATCTTGTCGGACAGGTGGTCGAAGCCGGGCGTGGCGATCGCGCCGCCGGCCGCGGTGACGAGGCGGTCCAGCTGCGTGGATGCCGACTTCACCTCGGGGGTGAGGTGCGGGATCAGCGTGTCCAGGACGGTGATGCCCTTGGTAACCGGCTCCATCGTGAAGCGGGCCATGCTGTTGGACCAGTCGTGGAAGTTGCCCTTCAGCGTGGACAGGGCGACCGCGGCCTTCTGCGTCTCGGGCGGCAGCTGCGCGAGCTGCCGCTGGTAGGCGAGGGACGCTTCCATGGCCTGCTGGGAGGTGGCGCCGTGCTGGACGACTGCCTTGCGGTACTTCTCTTCTGCGTCGGCGGCATCGGAGAGCGGCTGGATCTGTCCGGCGAGCGCGATCCCGAACGCTGCGGCGCCGATGCCTGCCGCGCCGAACTCGGCTGCCAGGGGCGCCAGCTTGGCAGAAAGGCCGGCCGCGAGCGGGATGGCGGCCGGAGCCAGCGTCAGCAGGCCCTTGAGGTTGAAGTTGGACTTGTCGCCCCCGCCCCCGCCGCCGCCCGTCGTGGCGGTGGCCCGCCGGATGTCGCCACGCAAGCCGCTGGTGTCGCCGGTGACCCGTATCCGGATCGTCTGGCCCTGCTGGGCTCGGCGCACGGCAGCTGACACGTCCCGGCGCAGCTGGTTGGGGTCGCGTAGCCCGATGGGGATTTCGATCCGGTGACCCCAGGCAGCCCAGCGGACCGCGTTCTCCACGTCGCGGCGCAGCTGCATGGCGTTGCCGAGTTGGAGGTCGACCCGCAGGCCTTGCCCCGCACCAGCAGTGGTGAGGGCCGCATTGACGTCGCGTCGGAGGTGGTCGGCATCCACGTCAAGGCGGACGCTGATGTTGTTGCTTGCCTCGGTGCGCAGCAAGGTCAGATTGCGACGAAGCGCGTTCACCTCGTTGGACGCGGACCGTGCGTCGGAGGAGACATCCCGCAGGGTGCGTGCCAGGCCGGAGCCCTGACCCGTCAGGCGTACGGACAGATTCCACTCGGACACTGGCGGGCTCCTTCCTCGGCTAGTGCTGGTCGTGGGCGTACTGCATGGCGGCGTGGATGCTGGTGGGGAGCAGCAGGACTTTCACGCCGTGCCCTTCGTCGCCTTCGGGGACGGTTTTCTGCTTGTCGGCGAGGACCTGGCAGCCGACACAGCGGTGGGTGATGGCGGTGTAGGCGTACTCGTCGCCGCCCGCGTCTTCGTCCCACTCCTCAGCACGCGTGGCGCAGGTGGGGCAGAGCGTCTTGGTGTACGCGGCGTAGGCGAGGGCTTTGCGCCGGTCCAGGTCGGTCCAGGTGCCGTCTCCGAGGCCGCGGAAGTGGCTGTGCGGGATGCGGTATTCGCTGCACAGCTCCATCTCGGCTCGGAAGGCGGCATCGTCAATCAGCCTTTTCCCAGGTCGGTCCGCTGCTGGTGCTGGATGGACCAGGCCGCGTTCCACAGGGCTGCGGCGTCGGATGCGTGCCAGGTGTCGAGGTACTTCTGGGCGGCGGCGGCGGGCATGCCGTCCAGGGAGGCGGCGGAGATGAGCGCCGGGGCGAAGGTGTCCATCGCGAAGTCCTTGCCTTCGGACTCCTCGGCTTCGCTGGGCGGGTTGTCCTTCTGGAGCTTCTCGAGGTCCTTGCGTTCCAGGGCGGCGAAGCGGAGCACGATGACCTCTGCGTCGTACGCCTTCTTCGCGGCCGCGAGTTCAGCGGCTGCGGCCCGGACCTGCGCTTGGTAGATGGCGCGGGCGTCGGGGTCGGCGTCCTTGGGGAGGTCCTTGAGGACCTTCTGGGCCTGCTCGTTGTCGTACTCGGCTTCGCGGTACCGGTCGCGGATGTCGGTGTCCTGGCACAGCTTGAACGTCCGGACAGGCTTCTTCACCTGGTCCAGTCGCTTCTCGAGGGCATCCCAGCTGCTCGTGGTGCTCGTCATTCGGGTCTCCGTGGGAAGGCCCGGCCGGGCGCGCGCGGCGCCCTTCCCAGATACACCGGGGCCCGGCCGGGGGCTCATGGGGGGGGTGGGTTACGGCGCGGTGCCGTTGAACAGCGGCCGGGCGGTGATCGTGAACTGGACGGTGATCTTCGCGGCCTCGTTGTCTGCCGTGTACGCCTTGCTGTTGCTGACGACGGTGACCGGGTAGACGTCCATGCCCTTGGCGCCAGTCGTCTTGCCCTTGGAGAAGATGACGACGTAACCGGACGTGCCCTTGGCCAGGTCGGTCTCGACGTCGTCCAGCGTGCTGTCCTCGTAGAACGTGAGGCTGGAGTCGGCTGCGGAGTCGTCGCCGCCGATCTTGGAGACGAACGTGGACGCCATGTCGGGAGTCTCGATCGGCTGGTTCTCCAGCGACCAGCCGTCAATGGCGTTGATCTGCTGCGTGTAGTCCGTCCCGGCGGTGATCTCCGAGGTGGTCGGGATCAGCGTGGTCGCGGCGATCGTCGGCAGGTAGTAGATCTTGGTGGTGCCCTTGCGGTTGAACCTCATGGATGGCCCCTCGCGGATAGGGGCCAAATCGATTGGGGCCCCTTGCTACACGTGTTGGTGTGGCGGCCACCAGAAGGTGGTGGCGTCCGCGTGGGGTCCCGCCGCGGTGCGGTCTTACTGCGCCCTTGTCAGGCGGTGGCTTCCAGGTAGAACCGGAAACGGATCACTGAAGTGATGATTGCATCTCCCGCGTCGGACGTTCCCCCCGCTTCCCGCGCCTCCCGGCAATAGCAGTTGGTGCCCGGGATGGTCAGCGGGTAGCGGTAGCCGGGGCTGCCGTCCACGGGCCGCTCAATCACCTTGCGGCCCTTGTCTGCCAGCCACTGCGACTGCACGCCGGTGCCCTGACTGTCCGGGTGCCCCGGGGCGGGCCCGGATACGAACGTGGCCTGGTAGTCGGAGACCGCGGCGCCGTGCCGGTCGGCCAGGGTGCCGTCGTCGGAGTTGTGGTCCAGCGGGTACAGCAGCGTGTACGGCGGCGGATACGGCTGATTGGTGGCCGGGTCCATGGGCACGGTGATCAGACCCACTGGCTTCCCGGTCAGGGTGCCAAGCAGCGTCATCACGGCCTTGGTGACGGGCTGACGGTCGATCATCAGGCGCTCCCGAAGATGCGATCAACGGCGTCCCGGAACGCGGGCTCGAAGTCGGTCTCCAACTCGTTCACGGACGGCCCCACATGCGGCCGGGGAACCTGGAAGAAGTGGCGCCCGATGCTGTCGGTCATGTCGTAGAACCCGTACTCGAGGCGCCTGCCCTGCGGCGCGTTCGTCCCGACCTCCGCACCACCGCCATCGGCGACGGCGAACGGCTCCGACTTCCAGGAGCCGCGGTAGTCGCCGGTGATGACGTTCGGGCCGGGCCGTCCGGAGGCGTGTTCCATGATGAGCGCGCGCAGGAGGCGGGCCTGCTGCTGCACCGTCCTGTTCACCTCCGGCCCGACACGGGCGGCGGCCTGCTCGAGGCGCCCGGCAAGGTCGTCCAGATCCATCAGGTCGCCTCCCGGGTCTGCTGTACCTGGTCCAGGCCGGTGATGCGTACGACGCCGATGGTGCCGGCGTTCGACGGGTCCTGGACCCGCCACTGCCGTCCCAGCAACGCCAGGTCACCGCCCGCGTGGACTTGGACGACGGAGACGAGCATGTCCTTCTCGGCAATCGGCGCCGCCATAGGCGTGAGGGCTGTGTATTTGGAGTTCGTCTCCCCCACCCACGGGAGGTTCTGTCCGGGCAGCGCGGACAGTCCGCCAGGCGTCCCGACAACCTGCACGGCCCCCGGTCCCTCGTACACGGTCTCCGCCTCCGGCCACACGTACTCGCCCGTCGTCTCATTGAAGACCGAGGTGCCGCTGCCGGGCCGGGAGATGCGCACCGTGTCGAGGAGGAGGAATCCCTCGAGGAACGTTGCAACGGAGGAGAGGTCGAGGCCGGTCATCAGGTCGCCTTCCCTTGCGCCCAGTCGGCGAGGGTGGCGAGCATGGCGCGGGCGGTCGCGCCTTCCCCGCCGCCGTAGTCGGCCCGGTTGAGCGCGGTCTGGTCCAGGAGGACGGGGTCGACCTCGGCGAGGAACGCGGCCACCACCTCGCCTGGCGTCTTGCTGATACCGACCGCGACGCGGGCCAGCCCGTCGAACGCGGCCCCGGCCGGTTGCCTGGTGTGCAGGACCAGCATGGGCACGCCGTCGATGACGGAGTGGTGCAGGGTGTAGGCAGTGACCTCGCCCGGAGGCAGGGTGGCCCCATCCAGGACGATGGTGGCGCTGCCGGGCTGCGCATCGATACGGACGCCGTGCGCCTGCGGTTCTGTTGGTGTCTCGGTCACAGCAGGGCTCCGGACAGAATGTTGGTGCGCCCGGCGAGGTCCAGGCGGGGCAGGAATTCGCGTACACAGTGCGGATGGCTGGTGGGGTGCGCCAGGGCGTCTTGGACGGTGCGCAGGGTGCGGTTCGCCCGGTCCGGGTCGTTGTGCTCGAGCCAGCCGCATTGCGGCCCGTCACGGACCTCGAGGAAGCTCACGCCCAGTTCGTCCAGCGCAGTGCGGCAGGCGCCGGTGTTGGCGGTGGTGACGGTCTGCCAGGTGACGGCGGCGAGCGCCCACGCATCGACGGGGTGCCGGGCATTGTTGGCGTAGATGACCGTGTCGAGGGGGTGGTCGCGGCGCAGCTGGTCGGTGTTGATGCGGGCTCTGGTGTCCCGGGAGGCGTCGCGGGAGACGTCCTGGACTGCGCGGAGGAAGGCGCGGGCGCGGCGGAGGGCTTCCTGGATGCGGCCGGTGACGTCGGCGTAGTACTGCGCGGATGCGGTGGTGATGGCGGCGCGGTGCCGGTCCGTCCACGTGAACAGAGTGTTCGGCCGGTCGGCGTTGTCGAGCATCGTCAGCGCGCCCTCGCGGTAGATGAGGGGCAGGTCGGTGGCGGCCCACCGTTCGGCGAACGCGCCGGCGGCCCGGTCGAACGCTCCGAGGCTGGTGTTGAACGTGGCGATCGCGGCGCGCAGGCGGCGGCTGACGCCTTGGCGGGAGGGCGGGATGACGGCCAGCGCGTTCAGGAGCCGGGTCTGGGCGATGGTCAGGATGCTCCAGGCGGAGCGGAGCCGGTCGACGGCTCCGGTGATGTAGGCCAGGAGTCGGGATCGCAGGGTGCGGCCGCGCCGTACGTGGGTGGTCATCGACGGGGCCGTTCGTGCAGGAACACCAGGCTCAGGTCGCCGCTGATGCCGGATCCGTCGTCCGGGTCGTCGGGGGCCGGGTTGTCCCCGGCCTCGAGGCCGGCGATCTGCCGCTCGTAGGCCTTGATGTTCTCGGCGAAGGACACGCCGACGACGGAGGAGACGTTCACCGACGCGGGCTGGGCGCGCAGAGCGGCCAGGCGTTCGCGCAGGACCTCGAGGGCTGTGGCGCGTGCGGTGCCGAGCCGGGTGTAGCGGGTGGCGAGGTCGGCGGTGTCGGTGGTGGTGCCGAGTTCGGCGAGCAGCCAGGCGCGTACGGCGGTGTCCACGGCTACCTCCAGGGGGTTCGGGGTGGGAAGGGTGCGGGTGCGGGCCCGCCGGTTGGCGCCCCCACCTGGGGCGGGCCCGCACCCGTTTTAGTCGCCGCTGTTGCCCTCGTCAGCGGCGCTCCGGCCCCGAGCCGGCCTCTTGGCCGCGGTCTTCTTCGCGGCCTGCTTGGGCTCCGCAGCGTCGTCGCCCTCAGGCGTCTCGTCTGCGGTCTCGTCGTGCCAGGCCGCCGGGTTGGGGACCAGGTCGGCCAGGCGCTTGTCGGGCGCCGTGCCGGCCTTGAGATGGACGGTCTCGTGGCTGTCCGGGTCGGTGACGTACACGTCTGCTGCCAGCGTGCGCGCCATGGTCAGAACACCGATGCGGCGATGTGGATGTCCGGCACGTACAGCACCGGCATCGCGACTGCGGCGCCCTTCGTCCACACCTGGACCGGGTCGTCGGTGTAGCCGTGGGTGACGACGATGCCGGGGGCCTCTTCCCGCTCGATGGCCGGGTTGCCACCGCTGGAGAGGACCAGGGACTCGGCGGTGACGCCGTACTGCGTCTCGCCCCAGGTCTGCGGGTTCGGCGGCAGCATCAGCCACTTGTTGTCGGGGATCGGGCGGGCCATGGTGCCGTCGTCCTTGGGGATCTGGACGTCGTACACCTCGATGGGCGGGAGGTTGTAGCGGGCCCGTACGGCGTCGACCTCGTTGGGTGCGAGGACGCCGGTGGGGGTGAGGGTGGAGGGCTGGCCGTAGAACGCGCGCCGGTAGGCGTCGTTGGAGGCGAGCAGGGCGCGGGCCTTGTAGGAGGTGACGACGCGGGTGGGGAGCGGGGCCCCAGACGCGCGCAGCACCTCGGTCCATGCCATCTCGTCGGCGAGGGCGTCGGCGGCCGGGTTGGTCCACGCGGTCGCGGCCGTCGGCATGTTCGCCGAGGGAACGCCGGCGTCGTACTCCACCGTGAGGCCGTTCTCCCCGGCGAGGGTGAACTTCCCGTCGGTGAGGAGGTCGCCGACGGCGAGCTCGAGGCGGGACTTGATGGACTGCACGTGCGCGGCCACGTCCTGGTAGAGGAGCTCCACCAGTTCGGAGGCGTCGGCGCCGCGGCTGGTGTCGAGGAGGATCTGCTCCAGTTCGCCGACCAGGTACTTCTGGCCGAGCGGGGGCAGCATGCCCTCGGTGACGATGCGCTTGGCCTCGCGGGTCGCGACGGACGTCTGTGCGTCCCACGCCCGGTACTTCGCGGCGTTCACGCGGCGGGACGTGGACTTGATGCGGAACTTGACCGAGTTGATGGTGCGTTCCGGCATGACCGAGAGGGTCAGCGCGTAGTCCGCGGGCGTCTGTACGGCGCGGGCGAACGCGTTGATCTCGGTGGCGTCGATACCCCTGAGGAGGTTCTCAAGCATGGTTCAAACCCCCTTGTCAGGAGAAGCGGATGAGGTCGGTGCGGCTGGCGGCCGCGGGAACGGTGAGCGCGACGGGCAGCTTCGCCGTGTCGACGTCGCCGTGGACCAGGAGCGCCCCGCCGACCTTGGTGACGGACGGGTTGAAGGACGCGTCGGTGGCGAGGAGCCCGGCGAGGATCTGGCTGCCGTCGGACGCCCCGGAGGTGTAGGGGGCGTACAGGCCGGACGCGGTCAGCTTGCCGAGCGGGATACCGCCCTTGAATACCGCGTACGGGTTCGTTGCGGTCGCCGCCGTGTAGTGGGTCCCGGACGTGAACTTGGTGACGTCCAGGGTGATCGTGGCGTTCATGCCCGAGCCGTGCAGGTTCTTCAGCCACCGGCGGTCGGCGGTCACGGTCTCGGTGGTGGTCATCGGCTGGAGGTCCACGCCGATCTCCTCCCGTGGAATGGGGATGGCACATGGGGTGCGGGCGACCAGCTGGGTGGTGCCGTCCACGGGGTGGTGCGAGAGGGCGTGGTCCCTCAGTCTGTGGTGGCTCAGGCCGCGTCGGTGCGGCGGAAGCCCATCTGTTCGGCCCGCTTGCGGGCGCGGTCCTTCACGTCGTCCTTGCTGGCGGCCTGGCGGGGGGTGCCTCCGGCCGGGGATCCGCCGGGCGCCGGAGGCAGTGCGGGCTGGGGCTGCGGGTCGGCGGCCGGGGCCTGCCCGAACAGGGCGGGGCGGCGCGTCTTGAGGGCCTCGGCAGCGGCGGTCACCGCCGTCTCGTCGGCGTCCGGCTGGGCGGCGAGGTCACGGTCCAGGATGGCGAGCGCGTCGGCGAGGTCGTCGCCCATCGCTCCGAGGCCCATGACGGCAGCCTTGCGGATCGCGGCGCGCTCACGGGCGGTCGCGGCGGCTTCCTTGGCGGTGAGTTCCTGCTCGCGGCGCTCGAGTTCCAGGCGCCGCTTCTCCTCGTCGGAGAGGGCGTCCTCCTTCGCCTTGCGGCCGGTGGCAATGAACGCGGCCGCGTCGTCGATCGAGGTGAAGCCGTTCTCTTCGGCGAACTCCTTCAACGCGGACCGCTTGCCCTGAGCCTTCTCCCGGGCCGCTATGCGGTCGAGGTCTTCCTGGCTGAACTCCTTGGCCGGGCCGGGGGGCGGGCCAGGCTTCGGCGGGTCCGTGGCCGGCGGGGCGGGCGGCACGGGCGGGTCGCCGCCGTCGTTGTAGAAGACGGCGTGGGCGAGCAGCCCGGTGTATGGGTGGGCCCAACCGCGGGCGGTGGGTCCGAGGTGGTGCTGCGCGGGGCGACGCATGTGAGCAAGTCCTCCCATGGACTGTCCAGGCCCCGCGCCTAGATCCAAGTTCAGCACAGTTGTCACGATGTGTTGCCCCCGCTCCCCTGCTGCCCCTGCGCCTGCGGGTCGGCTGGCTGGTTGTCGGCGGGCACCGCGGGCAGCTGAACCGCCGGGGCCTCGGGCGCTGTAGGGGCCTTCCTGCCGAGGAACGCGGCGGTCTCGTCAGGGTTGCCGAGGGCGTCGGCGAGGTTGCGGGCGTCGGCGAACCGGCGGGACTGGATCCGGTCGATCTCCTGGGCGGCGTCCTCGATGGGGAACCCGGCCTCCATCAGCATTTTGACCGCGGTCTCCAGGGACAGGACGCCCCCAGCGACGCCGGTGGTGACCTGCTCGAGGACAGACGCCTTGTCGGTCGGCGTGTACGGGCCGAACACCAGCTCGGCGGGCAGTGGTGTGACGCCGAGCCAGTCGGGGTGCTGTCCGGCGAGGTGGAGGCGCTGCACGAACTTCAGCAGCAGCTTGTACTTGTGGTCGCGGGCCAGCCGCATCCCGCCGATCAGGGAGTCCAACGGGCCCAGGGACAGCTGCATGGCGAACCCGGACGGGACTTGGGACGGGTCGATGGTGCCCAGGGACACGGCGGGCAGGCGCGTGTTGTTCGCGGCCCGTTCGGACAGGTCGTGCCGTTGCTCGCGGAGCTCGCGCAGGGCCGGGGAGGTGTCGATGGTGGTGAGCCGGCCGTTCTCCCCGAGCTTGAACACGGCGCCGGGTGCGACGTTCATCTGTGCGCGGGGGTCCGTGACGCCGGATATGCCGATCATCGGCAGGCCGGTGGTGGCAGATGCGCGGGCGGAGTCGGTGTCGGCACCCTGGAGTTCGTCGAAGACTTGCAGCACCTTGGCCAGCGACGACTGCCCCCAGTGCTCTTCGGCGGGGGGCACGGTGTTGGGGATGTGGATGACCGGAATGAAGTCGATCAGCAGGTCGAGGCGGTCGAGGACTTCACCGTCGGAGCGGGTCGCGAACTGGGCCGTGTCCATGGGCAGGGAGTCGACGTCGACCTGGCCTCTCAGGTCGCCGAGTTCCCAGGTGGCGTCGGTGAGGTAGCAGGTGACGGTGGACGGCTCGTCGTTCCACGCGTACTGGCGGGTGACCAGCCCGGTGTCGGGGTGGACGGAGTCCCCCGGGCCGACGGCGGGGACGATCTCACCGTCGGGGCTTTCCGCGGTCAGCGGGGCGCGCACGGCCCGGCCTTGGCCGTCCACGCCCGTCGACGTGGCGGGTCCGATCGGCGCGAGTTCGTAGGTGATGCGCCGCAGCCGCCCCTTCAGGCCCCGCTTGGGGTCCTCGGGTAGCTCCCACGCGAAGTGGACGCGTTCCGGGTACTCGCCGCCGTCGTCGTCCTCACCGATGACGGGGAAATAAAAGCCGGGGTCGACGGAGCGCAGGGCAACGCGCTGCTTGCGCGGGTTCCAGGCAAGGCGGTACACCCCGTCCCCCAGGGCTACCGCCTTGCGTTCGGTCTGCTGCATCCGCATCGCCAGCAGCTCGGTGTCGGCCCACTCGCGCAGCAGGTCCTGGACGTGCTCCGCGGCCTGCCCGGCCGGGTCCGTGCCGGTGTCGCTCTGTTCGGCGCCCGCCACCGCAATGTGCTGCTCCCGCCCCAGGACGTGGGCGAGGAGGGTTTCGACGAACATCGCCGGATCGCCGAACTCGCGCCGGTCACGGGCGGCATCCCCGTCGATGACGGCGGCCAGCTCGGCGGCCTGGTTGTTGTCGTAGGCGGTGAGCAGCTTGTAGGCGGCCAGACGCCGTTCGTCGTGGGCGGGCACCCACATGGCCTGCGCCTCGGGGAACACCCGCCGGTTGGGCATGCCGCGCGCGGGGTCGCTGAACACGGGCTTGTAGTTCAGCCAAGACCAGCCGTCGATGACGAGCCGCCGGGCACCGGCGATGAGGCCCACAGCGCACCTTTCGCTTCAGGCCCCGCGCCTTGTGATCAGACTACGGGCAGGGTGGGGTCTGCTTCCCCCTGCTGGCCGGGCAGGAGACGCTTCCCGCCGTCGTAGGCGACCGCGTGCCCGTCGGTGATGAGGTCGGCGTTCAGGTTCCGGGTGCCCGCGGTGATGGAGCCAAGGATGCGTCCGTACTTCTCCCGCCTGTCCAGCACCGTGCGCAGGGTGAGCTCCGGGCCGTTCTGCGCGAGCCACTGGGTGGTGTAGGCGGTGGCGTTATCCCCGGCCAGGGTGCCGTGCTCGGGGCAGTTCACCCCAGCCAGCCGGATCCGCTGCCGGGTGTGGACGTCAAATCCAAGATCCACATCGACGTAGATCGTGTCGCCATCCACCACTTTCAGAAGGCGCGCGGCGTATTCATACACGGGTGTCTCCCAGGGGTTACCGGCGCCCGGCGAGGCGCTGGTCGGTGTAGTTGGTGGTGCCGAGGCCCTGCGAGGCGGGGTCGGCGAGCTCGGTGAGGGCGTGCACGGCGGCGTCCATACGGTCCGGGGAGTCCATGCCGGGCAGCCAGGTGACCATCTGGCCCTCGAGTTCGGTGAACTCGCCGACGTGGTGGATCTTCCCTTGGCGGTACAGCTGGGCGATGGGTTCGGCGCGCAGTCGTTTGCCCTGCTTGGCGTGCACTTCGAGGATCACGGGCATCAGCAGGCCCTTTGTCAGTCCCTGGCGCTGGAGTTCCGACCAGGCCTGGGTGACGATCTGCCGGGCCATGTCGCCGCCGAAGTTGTTCTCCACGATGATCGCGTCGGCTTGCCGGTCGATGGCGAGTTGGCAGACCTCGGTGCCCCAGGTGTCGGCGCCCATGGTGCGGGAGCGGTCGTCCAGGACGTAGAGGTGGCCTTCGTTGTCGCGGGCTGCGGAGACGAGGCCGACTTCGTCGTTGCGGAGGGAGTCTCCGCCGGCGTGGTCGACGGCGACGACGATGCGGGTGGGGGTGATGCCGGGCCAGGCTTCGGGCTTGAGGCGGTGGCCGGTGATCCATGCCCACTTCCAGACGCCGCCTTCGAGGGGTCGGGGCTTTTGCTGGTAGAGGGCGTACCAGACGCGTTCTCCGACGGATTCGCGGGTGTCGGCGAGTTCCTGGGCGTCGTACTGGGCGGGCCACAGGGGGGTGCCGATGGCTCGGCCGATGGGGTCGTTGTCGCGGTCGGCGATGGCGGGGAGGTCGATCTGGAGCCATCGGTGGGGTTCGTGTGCCAGGAGCCGGCCGGACAGGTCGTCTTCGTGCCAGCGCGTGTTGATCAAGATGATGGAGGCGCCGGGGGCGCGGCGGGTGAAGAAGACGGAGCGGTACCACTCCCAGACGCGGTCGCGCTGGGCTGGGCTGGATGCGTCATCATGCCCTTTGAATGGGTCGTCCACTATGCCCAAATTGAAACCTTTGCCCGTAAGTGCGCCTCCGACACCAGCAGCCACTAGCCCGCCTCGGACGGAAGATCCGCGCTTCTGCTCCAGGTCGAAGCGGTTGGCCGCGCGTGACCCAGCGTGCAGCCGGATGCCTAGAGGCCCGGTGTACTCGTGCAGTTGATCGCGAACCCATCTGCCGTGGTCTTCCGCCAGGCTGGCACCGTGGCAGGCGATCATGATCCGGTGCTCCGGATGCCGCCGCAGGTACCAGAGCGGCCCCCACCGTGAGGCCCTCTGACTCTTTCCGTGCCGAGGAGGCATGGTGAGCATGACCTGGAGCCTCTCCCCCGC